CATCAAAGTTTGCAGTGCTTACATCGCCAAGCGGTGAGGATTTTGTGGGCGATGACGAGACTGAGGAAGATCGTCCGCTTATCGACTTTGAGCCAGCCAGCATTTTTCAACTGCCTGAAGGTCAGGACTTGAAGTTGATCGACCCGACCCATCCGACATCGGCCTTTGATGATTTTGAGAAAGCTGTCTTGCGTGGAATATCGTCTGGCTTGAATGTTAGTTATACTAGCCTATCAAATGATCTGACTGGCGTTTCATATTCTTCCATCCGGCAAGGCACGATTGAGGAGCGCGATCACTATAAGACTTTGCAATCGTTTTTCATTCAGCACTTTTGTGAGCCAGTGTTTCGTGCATGGCTAGAGAGCGCGATGACTGCTGGCAACATTCCGTTGCCAATGGCAAAGTTCGACAAGTTTTCGGACAATGTATTTTTCCGTGGTCGCGGGTTTGCATGGGTCGATCCGCAACGGGAAATAAACGCAAACATCACCGCACTGCAAAATGGCATTGTGAGCCTGTCGGATATTGCGGCAAACTATGGACGCGATGTGGAAGATGTATTTTCTCAAATTCAATCGGATGAAGAACTCGCCGCCCGTTATGGCATCAATCTGGCCTTCCAGCCGTTTGGCACAAAACTGCCTGTCGAAGCCGAAGTGACCGGGGGCAATGATGCCGACTGACTTTCCTACAAAGGGTGACGACAAAAAGATCAGCTTGCGAAACAGTAATTATCCGCAGTTTGATTATGAGTTTTCGCTGGGTGTGAAGGAAAACAACAAAGAGATTTGGGATACGGGCGGGAACATCCGTGGCAATGAGGCTTTTAACTTCTGGACAAAAGCGCGTGACGGAGTTGAAACGCAAGGCACACTGGATTGGATCAAAGAGCGCGAGGCATGGGCAGCGCGTCACTTTGAAGATGGCAAACAGTTTGCGGACGGAGACACGCCAGCTAGACCGTCAAATATCGCCGGAGTTGTCAGCCAATTAAAATGGGGAGTGATCGGCGTTTTAGGTGAACAGGGGATGAAGGACGTTATTCTCGAAGCCATAAAATATCTTGAGCAAAAAGAATACGGGTCAGCATCGGAAGCCCAGAAAGATCGACAAGTTTCAGATCGCGTTGAGACAGCATTGCGAAATAAAGTCGAAGAACATAACGAAGAAGTAAACAACGCCGCCACAAAACGGACGACTTACAGGACGCTGTTGACTGTCTTTGAGCGTGGCATCGGGGCTTATAAGTCATCGCCGGGTAGCGTGAGGCCAAACGTAAGTTCGCCAGAGCAGTGGGCATTTGCCAGAACGAACAGTTTTCTTTTTGCATTACGAAACGGGCGGTTTCAGGGTGGAAAGCACGACACTGATTTGCTACCTTTAGGACATCCGCTATCAACGAAGGAACGTGATATGGCTGATTTTGAACAGAGACATATTTTGAACGTCGAAGAAACCGAAGAGGCGTACACCATCACTTTTGCAAAACCTATGCAAGAGATGGAAGAGGCAGACGAAATGGAAGCGCGCCCGTATCACGACCATGAAGATGAGGAAGATAAAGAAAACAAGGGCGACAAAGATAAAGATATGGAGCGTCTTGATCGCTTGAATATGTCCAAGCGTTATCATCATTTTGACGATGATCGCACCATTGATGAAGAAACGCGGACAGTTCGTGTTGGAGTGTCCAGCGAAGAGCCTGTTGAGCGCGATTTTGGAATGGAAGTTATTGACCATTCACGCGACAGCATGAATTTGGAGTTTTTGAATTCTGGACGCGCACCATTACTGCTTGATCATGATATGACCAAGCAAGTGGGTGTCGTTGAGACAGTCGAAATGGATGAGGATGCGCGTAGACTGCGCGCAGTTGTTCGCTTTGGAAGAGGCGAACAGGCTTCAGAAGTTTTCGACGATGTTCGTGACGGTATTCGTCAGAACATATCAGTCGGCTATCGAATAGATGGTCGCGTTGAGCGTGAGGATGACCCTGATGATGTTGTCAGGGTGAGAACCACGCCAATGGAAATAAGTATTGTTTCAGTTCCGGCAGATCAGTCAAATCAAGTCGGTGTTGGGCGATCAGTTTCCAAACTTTCGCAAACATCAGTTAAGGAGAATACAATGACTGATACAACTGAAACCCAAGTCGTTGACTTGGATGCGGCGAAGGCAGAAGCTGTTCGAGCCGCAAGAAAGAACGATAGCGAAATTCTTGCTATCGCAGCCAAGCACAATAGACGTGATCTTGGCGATGCTGCCATCCGTGATGGTTTAAGCGTTGACGCATTTCGTGGTCAACTGCTGGATCACATCGGTGATGACAAGCCACTCGATACGCCGCCAAGTGTGGTGGACGCACCTGCAAAGGAAAAGCGTTCATATTCGCTTGCTCGTATGATCCGCGCTCAAGCTACGGGCGATTGGCGCGAAGCTGGCTTTGAACGTGAGATGAACGATGAAATCACACGTTCTGTCAAGCGAGAAGCAGAAGGCGTTTACGTCCCTGACTTTGTATGGCAACAGCGTGGCCCACTTTCCACTGCCGCCACAGGTGCGACAGGATCGGAAGTCGTGTTTGATGATTTCGTTCCCACGGAACATCGCGGAGATATGTTTATCGAAGCACTACGCGCCAAACAGGTTCTTGGAAATCTTGGCACAACATATATGTCTGGTTTGACTGGTCGTATCAAGCTGCCAAAACTTTCAGCAGGTGCGACAGCCGGGTTCGTTGAGGAACTTGGTGACGTTTCTGATGGAGCCGGAACCGATGGCGGTGTGACACTTCAGCCGCGCACAATGGGTGCGTTTGTTGAAATTTCACGCTTGCTGATGATGGAAAGCGTTCCAGCGATTGAGACAATCATTCGCAATGATCTGCTTGCTTCTGCTGCCGATGCCATCGAAAAACACGCGATCCAAGGCAGTGGTTCATCAGGCCAGCCGACAGGCATCTTGAACACATCTGGCATCAATGATCTGGACATTTCAGCCGATACCGATGTGGCGGCTCTGACATGGCAAGACATTATAGACTTGGTGAAACTGGTCGAGGAAGATAACGGCATTGTCAATGGCGATGCGGCTGGTTTCTTGTCCAATCCAAAGGTCAAAGCTAAGTTGGCATCGACTGTAAAAGTCGGTTCAACTGATAGCGTAATGCTTTTGAATGATCCGTGGAATAACCTTTATGGTTATCCAGTTGAGTTCACTGGCAATGTGCCATCAAACCTGAACCCCGGTGATGGTGGAACGGACGCTAGTGCATTGATATTTGGCGACTTTAGCCAGTTGATGATTGCTCAGTTTGGTGCGCCATCCATCCTTGTAAACCCATTTGCGGGTGACAAGGCCGGAACCATCAGGCTCACACTTTTGGGTGAGATTGATGTTGGTGTTCGCAACGCTGTCAGCTTTGCTGTAACTAACGAGGTCAGCACTGCCTAGTGGTCTGGGGGGCAGCTTGGGAAACCAGGCTGTCCCACTTTCCCTTGTGAGGTATTATGAAAGTAAAAATCCTAGAGAAAACATTCATTGGTGCTGGCGGCAATCTACACGCCGGGACTGAGCATGAAATTGAAGACAATATTGCAGAGCGATTGATTGCGCGAGGGGTTGCTGAGAAAGCAAAGAAGGCCGCGCCTAAAGGTAAAAAGACAAATCGCGCTGTGAAAAAAGTCGCCACGCCAGAAGATGAATAATGGCTGTCGAAACCGCCACAGAGCGCGCGATATTTTTTGAATCAGACGACTTTGCGGTGACTGCCAGCTATACGCCGCAGGGCGGTTCAGCCACTAACATCAATGGTATCTTTGACAATGAATATTTTGAGGCCGATGCTGGTGGCACAATAGGCATCGCAATCCAGCAACCGCGCTTTGTTTGCCAAACGTCTGATGTCTCATCAGCGCGCGAAGGCGATGCAATCACAATCAATTCGGTGGCGCATACTATTCGCATAGTGCAAGACGATGGCACTGGCGTGACGACCTTGGTTCTGGAGCAGAACTGATGGCGCATGTCAGGAAGCTGATCCGTGACCACATAACGACCACGTTGACAGGGCTGACCACCACGGGCAGCAATGTTTTTCAGACGCGGTTTTTTCCGCTTGAGGATACAAAACTTCCCGCGCTGTGCATTTACACAAAGTCCGAAGATACGGAATATTCGACAATGACTGTGCCGCGAACACAGATGCGCGTTTTAGAAGTCAGTGTTGAGGCGTATGTCAAAGGAACTGCGAACCTAGACAACACGCTAGACACTATTGCCGTGGAAGTTGAAGAAGCCTTGCAGAACGATCTGACGCGAGGTGGCAGAGCAAAAGACACGCAAGTCACTGCGTTTGAAGCAGACTTCCAGCCAGATGGTGAGCAGACTGTCGGTGTTGGCAAGTTTACAGTTTCCGTCCAGTTTGCTACTATTGAAAACGATGTTGAAACGGCGGTTTAAGATGCAACGTGTGACGGTTTATGATAGTGATGGAAACGCAGTAAACTGCTGGCCTGACACAGCTAAAAAGCTGATCGGGATGGGGTACACTGAAGATGAACCCAAAAAGGCGAGAGGTCGGAAGCCTAAAAAGTCCGACGAAGTTGCAACCGAAGTTGATGAGGACTAGATCATGGCAACACACGCAGGGAGCGAGGGGACTGTCAAAGTCGGCGGGAACACTCTCGGAGAAATAAGGTCTTTTTCGCTGGAAATAAGCGGTGAAGTCATTGAGGACACAAGCATGGGCGACACTTTTCGAAGCTATAAGCCTGGTCTGCAAGTGTTTACTGCATCCGTCGAATGTTTTTTCGACGAGACTGACACGGCGCAAAACGCTTTGGACGTAGGCTCTCAGCTTACACTGGAACTTTATCCAGAAGGCGCGGCATCAGGCGACACATTTTTTACTGGCACAGTGATTGTGACGGGTAAAACAGTTACATCAAGTTTTGATGGAATGGTCGAGGTGGCATTTTCAGCGCAAGGAACTGGCGGCGTTACTGAAACTACAGTTTAATAATTAGACAGACAGAGGTGGCACGATGTCTATACTAGGCGAACAAATCAGGGCTAAACAGTCCACGGAACGCACACGAATTGAAGTTGCAGAATGGGGCGATGATGAACCCCTTGTTCTATATGCTGGCGAACTGTTGTGCGGTGAGTTCAATAAATTACAGAGAAAGCATCCCGACTTTTTGAACAATCAAACGATTGAAGCACTTGTCGATCTCATAATAATGAAGGCCGAAACCGACCAAGGCGATAAGGCTTTCGATGTTGGCGACAAGCCTATTCTTATGCGCCAGCCATTGACTGTTGTCACTAATGTTGCCAGTTCCCTGATGGGCAATCTTGATACTATTGAGGATGCGGAAAAAAACTAAAAAGCGATCAGTTGTTGTTCGTCATGTACGGGCTGGCTGATCGCTTGAACAAAAGCATCGCAGAGATAGAAAGTTTACCATATAATGAACTGGTCGGATGGTTGGCCTATTTGGAGTTCTTAGATGGCGCAAGAAAATCTTAATATTGTCATCAGGGCGTTTGACAAAACGTCCGCAGGGTTCCGCAAGGTTCGGGATGGTTTAGGCGGTATTTCCAAAAGAGTTTTGAACGTCAAAACAGCCGTTGCTGCTTTGGGTGGTTCACTTGCATTGCGCCAGTTTTCACAACAGATTGACGATATAGCAAAGCAATCTGACCGGCTTGGCATCACAGTCGCACAGCTTCAATCTTTGCAGTTCGCCGCATCGCAGACAGGTACGGATGCGGGAGAACTCAAAAAGGGTTTCGAGCGTTTCAATAAGTCCATCTCAGAAGCATCAACGGGCATCGGAACGGGTGTTCGCGCTTTTGAAATGCTTGGCATATCAGTCACGAACACTGATGGCTCATTAAAAAACAGCAATCAGTTATTGAATGAAGTGGCTGATGGATTTGTCGGGGTTAAAGACCCGGCAGATCGTGTTCGCATTGCGATGGACTTGTTTGGTCGTTCCGGTGCCGGGATGGTCAATATGTTGCAGAACGGTTCTGAAGAACTGCAAGCAATACGATCTCAATTCAGCGACTTGACGATTGAATTGACTGGCGCACAAGCAACGGCAGTTGAGGAAGCAAATGATAGATTTGATGCTTTAGGTCGGACGTTCTCATCAATAGGTCATCAGATTACAGCACTGGTCATGCCAGCATTGGCTAAAGTGGCAACATTCCTGACAGTCAATTTGCTTAAAGCGATTGCCGGAACCATTAAAGCGTTCCGATTCCTCATAAATGCTTTTATTGATGGCCTGAATGTGCTGTCGAGCAAATTAGGTGTATTTGATGAAATACAAAGGTCAGCGTTAGGCGAGGAATCTGAAAAAAACATCAGAAGCATTATTGAGGCATACAAAACAATGCCGGAGCCAGTGGCAGAAGCCGCAGAAACTGTGCAAACCGTTGCCACGGCTATGGAAAGACAAGAGACAGCAATTCAGAAGGCCAAGAAATCATTTGAAGATTACGCTGAAACTGCGCGCGAGGTTGAATCTAATCTTGCTAATGCCGCGCTCAAGGGCGTAAAAACTCTCGAAGATAGTTTGGTCGGCATTGTGACGGGTGCGACTGACGCCAAGGAAGCGTTTCGTTCAATGGCTCAATCTATCCTTGCCGACATTGCGCGGATTGTAATTCAAGAGCAAATTAGCGCACCGATAGCAGCAGCATTGGGTGGATTGTTCGGCAAGAAAGCAATCGGTGGATCAGTTCAACGTGGCAGACCCGTAATGGTTGGAGAGCGTGGTGCTGAATTATTCGTTCCATCATCTTCAGGTTCAATCGTAAGCAACAGAGATTTGGCGAGTGCTGGCGTTGCTGGTGGCGGCATAACAGTTAATCAGACCATCAACGTCACCACAGGCGTTCAGCAAACAGTTCGGTCAGAAATAGTGAATCTGATGCCACAAATTGCCAATGCTACAAAAGCAGCGGTGGCTGATAGTAGATTGCGGGGTGGGTCATTCAGTAAAGCGTTTGGGGGCTGATTGTGTCGATATCTTACCCACTTTCCACTCCGACCAATAAAACGATAGCAGAGATCACGCTGATCGCGCGGAATGTGGTCGGTGTTTCGACATCGCCATTTACGTTCAAACAACAGACTTATCAGTTCAGTGGTCAGCGATGGGAAGCAGATATAAAACTGCCACCTATGCAGCGAACTGATGCCGAAGAATGGGTGGCGTTTTTGACAAGCCTATATGGGCAAAAAGGCACTTTCCTACTGGGCGACCCCCTAGCAACTACTCCACAAGGTTCAGCATCAAGCGCGGCTGGAACACCAGTTGTTAATGGAGCAAGTCAGACTGGGGATAGCTTGGCGATTGATGGGCTTCCGGCAAGTGCCACGAACTATCTCAAAGCTGGCGATTACATTCAGCTAGGAAGCGGC